GTCTGCGGCGCTTCCAGCAGCTACAGCGCCGGTCAGCACCCCAACGGCGCCGTCTACATCCCCCAACCCGTTCACATGTAGGAAACCACCATGACCAAGATCTATTCCTGGCTGGACACGCCGGACGGCGGATTCACGCCGCCGCAAGCCCCCGCCGCCGAGCCCCAATTGGACGCCGACGGGCATCCCGTTCCGCCCGTCCAGCCCTACATCTACCTCTGCGCCATCGACGGCGTGCACTACTGCTCCATCGCCGACGGCTTCAAGCTGCCCCGCCAGAAGAAAATCGTCAACCTGCGGGGACCGCTGTCGTTCAAGAAGGACGCGGACGTCTTCAAGCGAATCCGCAAGCAGGCCGATCCCTGCAAGGAGATCGACGCCCGCGTGTCGCGGGCCATCCGGGAGCGCTACAGCCTGAACGACGAGCTGCAGGCGCTACGCGAGGACGACCAGGACTACAAGGCCTTCGTCGAGGGGCTGGTGAACGCAGCGCGGTCGGAGAAAGCGGCGCTTGGTCTCTATCCGGGCGCCTCGGCAACAGCGGCATCGTGACATGCCCGATCCCGCACTGTCGGCGGCCATCAAGGAGGCCTACGCCGCCGCGCCGTCTGATGTGGTGATCCTGCACACCCTGGAACTCAGGCACCCGGCCTTCGTGGACGACGAGGGAAATCCAACCGCCATCCGTGTCGTGCGCGACCATATAGACCTAACGGCCAGGCTGGAGGCTGGCGCACCGCTCGACGCCGGCATCATGGTCACCTTCATCGCGCTGGCCTTCGATCTGTCCCTGCCGCCCGTCGACACGGCGCCGGTGCCGGAAATCACCGTGACTCTCGATAACGTCTCCCGCGAGATCATCCGCCACCTGGACGCCGCGGTGGCGACGCAAGATAAGATCGAGATCACCTACCGGCCTTACCTCTCGACCGATCTGGAAGGCCCGCAGATGGACCCGCCGATCACCCTGATCCTCACCGAGGTCGAGGCCGATGCCCTCCAGGTCACGGGGCGGGCGAGGATGCTCGATATCGGCAACAAGGCGTTTCCAGGCGAGACCTATACGGCGAAACGGTTCCCTGGATTGGCGCGGTAAATCATGCATTGGGCGGAACACTACATCGGCCTTCCCTGGTCTGCGACCGGGGAAGGGCCGGAGGCTTTCCACTGCTGGGCCTTCGTGCGCCATGTGCAGGAGAAGCGCTTTGGCAGGACGCTGCCGGGTATTCCCAATCCCGACGACCTGCTTGCCATAGCCAGGGACTTCCGTGATCACCCGGAGCGGCGGCGGTGGAAGCGGGTCGATGTCCCAGCCGAAGGCGACTGCGTGCTCATGCGCCAGGCCCGTTATCCCATCCACGTGGGTGTCTGGCTAGACGTGGACAGCGGCGGCGTCCTCCATTGCTCCCAGGAGGCCGGGGTGGCGTTTCAGTCGACCACGTCCCTGACCCTCAACGGCTGGCGTATCGAGGGCGCCTACAGGTTTGCCGAATAATGCTTGCCGCCGTCTTCATGATGAACAACCCGTTCCTCCCCGAACGGGACCGGGAGGTGCTGCCCGTGGCTCGGCAGGTTTCCGTGCGGGAGTGGCTGGATGGTAAGGGCATTGCCGAGTTTGGCCGCCCGACCATCTGTCTCCACAACGGACAAGCCCTGTTGCGGGCCGACTGGCCGGCCACGGTCATCGGCGACGGCGATATGGTGACCTTCGTCGCCCTGCCCCACGGCGGCGATGGAGGCGGCGGCAAAAACCCGCTCAAGACCGTCCTTTCCATCGCGTTGATGGTGGCGGCGCCGGGGTTGGGAAGCATGCTCGCCGGATCCTTGGGCCTGACCGGCGGGCTGTTCGCCGGAACCGCGTTTGAGATCGGCTGGGGCACGGTGCTGGGCGGTGTCATATCGCTTGCCGGCAACGCCCTGATCAACGCCGTCATTCCGGCGCCCAAGCCTTCCGTTCCATCCATGAGCTTCGGCTCGGTCGGCGCCCCGCCGGCGCCGAGCCCGACCTATTCGCTCATCGCCCAGGGCAACGAGGCGAGGCTCGGCCAGCCGATCCCGGTGCTCTACGGGCGGCACCTGATCTATCCGGACCTGGCCACCCAGCCCTATCAGGAGTTCTCGGAGGGCGACCAGTATCTCTATCAGCTTCACGTCATCGGCCAGGGCGAGTACGACCTCGAACAGGTGCGCATCGAGGACACGCCCATCGGGTCCTTTGAGGAGGTGGAAACGCAAGTCGTCGGGCCGGTCGGGTCCGTGACCCTGTTCGAGACCGACGTGGTCACGGCGCCCGAAATCGCCGGCCAGGAACTGCTGAGCACGGCCGATGGCGGTGACTGGGTCGGCCCTTTCGCCGCCAACCCGGCGGAGACCCAGGCCGGCGACATCGGCATCGACGTGATCTTCCCGCGCGGCCTCTACTACGCCAACGACAGCGGTGGGCTGGATGCCCGCACCATCACCTGGGACGTGCAGGCCCGGACCATCAACGACGACGGCGTGGCGACCGGCGCCTGGACCACGCTGGGCAGCGAGACCCACACGGCGTCAGCCAACACCGCGATACGGCTCAGCTTTAAATACCCGGTCACGTCCGGGCGCTACGAGGTCCAGCTCCTGCGCACCGACAGCAAGGACACTTCGTCCCGTGCCGGGCATGAACTGCGCTGGACTTCGCTCCGCTCCTACCTCACTGGCGCGCCCGATTTCGGCGACGTGACCCTGCTGGCGGTGAAAATGCGGGCCACCGACAACCTGTCGCAGCGCTCGTCGCGCATGATCAACTGCATCGTCACCCGCAGGCTGCCGGTCTGGGACCCGGTAACGGGGTGGAGCACGCCCGCGCCCACCCGTTCCATCGCCTGGGCATTCGCCGATGCATGCCGGGTGGAGTATGGCGCCAAGCTGGCCGATACCAGGATCGATCTACAGGCGTTGTACGACCTCGATCAAGCCTGGTCCGCCAGAGGCGATGAATTCAACGGCATATTCGACAGTTCCATGACCGTCTGGGAGGCGCTGATTCGCATCGCCCGTTGCGGCCGCGCCGTGCCGGTGCTGACAGGTGGTGTGGTGCGTGTGTTCCGGGACGCGGCGCAAACGCTTCCCGTCGCCATGTTCGGACCCCGCAACATCGTCAAGGGCTCGTTCAAGATCCAGTACGTCATGCCGGGCGAGGACACGGCGGACGCGGTCACCGTAGAGTTCTTCAACGCCCGCGCCTGGAAACCCGACGAAGTGACGGCGGCGCTCCCCGACAGCGCCGCCGAGAAGCCCGCCAAGGTGACCCTCTTCGGCTGCACCGACGAGGCCCAGGCGACGCGGGAGGGTCTCTACATGGCCGCCGACAACCGCTACCGGCGCAAGCTGGTCTCCTGGGCGACCGAGCTCGACGGGATGATCCCCACCTATGGCGACCTGGTCGCCGTCACCCACGACATGCCCCGCTGGGGACAGGGCGGCGAGGTGGTGGACTGGGACGGGGCGGGCGAGGTCCTGACCGTCTCCGAGCCTCTGGAATGGACGGCGGGGGCCACCCATTACGTCGCGCTGCGCCGCCAGGACGGCAGCCTCGCCGGACCGTTCCTGGTGGAGGCCGTGGCCGGCGATGACCGCCAAGTCCATCTGTTGGAGGCCATCGACATTACGCCCTACACGGACACCTCCGAGGAACGCACTCACTGCGCCTTCGGAGCGGGCGATGCCTGGGGAACCAAGGCCCGGGTCATCGCCGTCAAGCCGCGCGGCGAACGGGTCGAGATCACCGCCGTCGCCGAGGACGACCAAGTGCATACGGCCGATCTGGCCGCCTGATTCAACCCTTCGAAACCAAGGAACACTACCATGAACCGTCCATCCAAGGAGGACGGGCATGTCCGCATGCCCGAAGAAGAATTCGAGGAACTTCTGGCACTGGCCGCCGAGCGCGGTGCCAAGCGGGCGCTGGCCGACGTCGGCCTGGTCGACGAGCAGGCCGCGGACGACGTTCGCGACCTTCGGTACCTGCTGGGCGCCGTTCGCATGGCCAAGCGCACGGCCTGGCAGACCGTCGTTCGCCTCATCACCACCGGCCTCATCCTGGCGCTGATCGCCGGCGTCGCCATCAAGTTCAAACTCTTTGGAGGAATTCAGTAATGCCAAACTTTTCAGATAAATCCCTCGCCAAGCTCGCCACTTCCGACCCACGCCTGCAGCGGGTTTTTCATGAGGTGGTCAGGAACTTCGACTGCACCATCCTCGAAGGCCACCGGAACAGGGAACGTCAGAACCAGATGGTGGCCGAAGGCAAGAGCCAGGTTCGCTGGCCGGACGGCAAGCACAACACTGTGCCCTCCATGGCCGTGGACGTGACTCCCTATCCCATCGTCTGGGACGACCGGGAACGCCAGACCCTGTTCGCCGGATATGTTTTGGCGACCGCCAAGGCCATGGGCGTGAACCTGCGCTGGGGCGGCGACTGGGACCGCGACACAGAGGTCCGGGACAATTCCTTCGATGACCTTGTGCATTTTGAGTTGGTGGTCGAATAGCTACCAACCTAACAATTCACCCTGAGAGCGGCCTGAAGGCCGTTTTTTTTGCGAACGCCGTTCGCTTTACCGCCGCCCATTTAAGGGCGGCTTTTTTAATGGAGGAAATTATGAAAAGAGTAACATCCGTCATCGTCCCGATGCTGGCC